GTTTGCTAAACTTGTCAATAACGATTACCTTTATAGACGTAAAGCATTAAAAGTCAATCAACATGAAGAGGAATGAAAAAATAGAAAAATTAGAAAGACTAGGTATTTTCAATCAATGGAAATATAACACAGAAAGAGCAAATGATACATTTAATATTGAGTGTCCTGACTTCTCAATGACAAATGAAGAGCGGGTGAACAATTTGTTAGATGTTGATTGCTGTTTTCATCGATTTCTAGCTATCTCATTCCCTTTTAATGGTACTCCTGAAGGCGTTGCTTTTTGGGAGAATATTGCAAAAAAATAATCGAACTTAATTGAATTGAAATTATGAGTAAAAAAGATTTAATAGAGCAGAACATTACAAGAGTTCAAGAATATGTGAGGGAACTTATTGAAGATGCAAAGTGGAATAATGGTGTTTCGGAAACTCTTGAATCTACTTCAATAATTGTAGGTAATAGTGATGATATCTATGATTTTGCAGTTTTATTTGCTTCTAATAGTGAATGTGTTTATTGTGAATTCATAAATGGTAAGATAGAGTACATTGATTGTGAACTAGATTGTGAAATATGCCAATTTGAAGGAAGACTAATTTTTCAATATATAAACGGAAGTTTTCATAATCCTACTGGTCAAATTATCGAACTATCAAAATTGTTGATGAAAGGCGAATTAAAAGACACAAAAAGTATCTTTTGTTCTATGGTACTTCGATTAATGGATACTGAAGAATACAATAACAATTATTGCAAATCATTGGATTTAGTTCTGAAGCTGTTTCCTGAAATAGATGGAGAATTATTAGAAAAGGAATTGGATAGATATATTTAAGCATTACAAGGATGAGTAAAATGAATTTAAATGAATTAAGAGACAAAGCATATAAAACAGCTTGTGAACATGGGTTTCACGATCAAGAGCTAAGTAACAATCATTTTCTTTGCCTTGTGATTTCTGAATTGATGGAAGCTGTGGAAGCAGATAGAAAAGGAAGGCGTGCTAATGTTGATCGGTATAATAAGAAGATTGCTAACAGCCGCATTTGTCAAGGATTGGATTCTGACATTCCCAAAGAGCGTGGTTACGAAGTCGCATACAATGAAACTATAAAAGGCTCAATTGAGGAAGAGTTAGTCGATGCTGTAATCCGCTTGCTTGACCTTGCAGGACTTCGAGGAATAAGCCTTGAACTTGCCAACGGAGATATTGATGACTGTATTGAAGATATGGCAGAAGCTTGTAAAGACGAAACTTTCACCGAATCAATCTATTCCATCTCTACACTTCCTGTTAGGTATGACGGAATATTTGATTTTCCTACAACCGTGAATGATATGATACTATCAATCTTCGGGCTTGCCAAGCACTTAGATATAGACCTGCTTTGGCACATCGAGCAGAAAATGAAGTATAACGAACTTCGTGAAAAGATGCACGGGAAGAAGTATTAACTCTCAATACCGAAGATAGAAATGAGTAAAGCGATAAATGAAAAAGTCCTGAATAGGTAGTCAGGACTTTACTGAGATTAGATATAAATCTGAAACATTAGAGATTCGACATATTTGCCTTTCATATCACTTCCAGTACTTGATTCAAGAGTCACATGATTGGTTTTTACTGTATAGCCATCAGGCATTAAGCTATTTATGTGATTACAAATAGCGTTTTCTAAATGGTTCGGTTCCCCGTAATAAGGAGTTTCACATACTACTTTTACAACAGTGTTTCCGGATGGCTCAAACAATCTCAGTGAAATCCCTTGATTAAGCTCATAGCCTTCTTTTGTAGATTTAATTACTAACATATTTTTATTTTTAAAATTAGACAACAAAGATAGGCAATAGTTATTTATAAAACAATGAGATGATTGATTTACAGTATGTAAATGATATGTAAATGGATAAATATTAATTAAAATCATAAAAAGAAATGAGCGTTTTTGTAAAGCATTTCAGCAAGAAGGTACCCCACAGGTGGTACAGACATGGAAGGAAGGTGTTCCGGCTGACTCCTAAAAGCATGTTTGACAAGAAATCCCGGACTTTCCATTATGAATGTATCGAGAACAACTATAAGAGCGGGTGCTACATCATAGGGTTCAACCTTTATGATGACATGATCCCGATAACGGAGGATGAGTGGCGGAACGCTATGGAGAATTGCATAAACCCGTATTGATTATGAGTGAATATTCATTGAAAGAAAGAGCTCAGATGTTAACATCATTGCTTGTATATGGCGGTCCTATGACATTTGAGCAAATCAAGAAATTAGATTGGTTGAAAAATACATCTGAATACGGAATATTATTCTATCTCCGGGAAGCTGAAAGATATGAATGGATAAAAACTAAATGTTTCAGCGGTGGTAAGCCGAATATCTATTCGGCAACGGCTAAAGGCCGAAGAATGGCTGAAGCAAGAGATTAATATTCAAATACAGAGTAAATATGAGTGAAGTAGAATTAAAGAAGTTGTTTCAAATAGAGGATATATTATCACTTCCTAATGCGATTTTTAAAATAATCTTTGATAATGACGAAAGATTGCATCATATATATCGAGAGTTATTACAACTCAATACTCATGATCTTTCAAGAGATTGGTTTCAAGATATATATGAGGGTGAATTGGCTCAAAGAAACCAAAACAAGCAGGATTTTACTCCTAATGTAGTAGGAATACTACTATCAAGATTGACAGGGGTTTCCAAAGGGGTGATTTACGAACCTACTGCCGGGAATGGTTCCCTTATTATTTCTAACTGGTGGCATAGAGTTAAAACTTTAGGAACTGATTTCAAACCGTCTGAACACCCCGTTGAATGCTGGGAGTTGTCTGATAGGTCTATTCCGTTACTCTTGCTTAATTTATCGATACGTGGTATTAATGCAACTGTGTATCATGGTGATGTACTTGTAAAATCAATAAAAAGTGAATATCGCTTGCTGAACGTGAAAGATATTCCATTCGATTTTTCCATTATAGAAAAGATTAGTTATGATTGACGATAATTTTATAAAGAATCTGTACCAATACACTAGGAAAAGAATCAATTTCTTGTTTCCTGGCATTGATATTAATTACATGGATATCTCTCATTCCGTTATAGCTGACGAACGTTTTTCTATTGAAAATTGGCGGGATTTGGTTGATCGCCTGATTTACGATGAGGTTTCCTTTATAAAAAGAAACAACCGTTTTGGGGAAGCTGATTTAGCAATTAGAAATGCTCCTGAAAATATTTTATTATGTAATAAATGTGGGGAGTATGTACCTGAAAGCAAATTCTATTTAAGTACGAAAATTTGTAATTCATGTTATTATATTGAAAATCGGGAAAAAATACTGAAGAATAATAAGGCATATCGGATTCGTAACAGAGACAAATTACTTGCCCGTAGGAAAGAATTGCGAAATGCCAATATTGAACATTATAGAGAATTGGAGAGGGCTAGTTACAAGCGTAGATATAAGGTTAATAAGGAAAAAATATTAGAGAAAAATAGAAAATATCAATTAGCTCACAAAAGTGAAATACGTGAGTATATGAAAATGTATTATCAAAAAAATAAATCACAATGGAAACAGTAATAGCAAATCCGCCCTTTTCCGCCAAATGGAGTGCAGATGTTTCTTTTATGGATGATGAACGATTTAGTGAAGTTGGGAAATTAGCCCCTAAATCAAAAGCTGATTATGCTTTTGTCTTGGATATAGTCCATAAACTGGATGTAACAGGGATTGCGGCTATAGTTCTTCCTCATGGAGTTTTATTTCGTGGCGCTGCCGAAGGTGTTATTCGCAGGTTTCTTATTGAAGATAAAAACTGCATTGATGCTGTCATTGGGCTACCGGCCAATATATTCTATGGTACTAGTATTCCTACTTGTATCTTGGTAATAAAGAAATGTCGTAAAGAAGATGACAACATCCTTTTTATTGATGCAAGCAAAGATTTTGAAAAGCTTAAAAACAAGAACTCTTTGAGTGATGAACAAATAGACAAGATTGTACAGACGTTCCAAGAGCGTAAGGAAATTAAGAAATACAGTCATTGTGCCACATTGCAAGAGGTTATGGCTAATGATTTTAATCTTAACATACCGAGATACATAGATGTATTTGAGGAAGAAGAACCTATTGACATTAAGGCTGTTATGGATGAAATAAAAGAGCTGGAAGCCAAACGTGCCGAATTGGATAAGGAGATTGATGTTTATTTGCGAGAATTGAAACTGATTTAAATAACAAATTTATAAGATATGAAATTGGATGATGTGTACAAGGCTTGGATTTCTGTAAAGAAAAGGCAAGTCAAGACTAGTTCACTGGCATCGTACCAGCAGATATACGTGAAAAAGCTTTCTCCAATATTAGGATGTATGGAAGTTGGGGAATTGAGCAAAAAGGTTATTGTGCCATTCATGAACGATCTTATGGATAATTCGGGGTTGTCTGTGAAGTACTGCAATGATATTCTGATAGTTCTAAAAATGCTAATTCGGTTTGCTGACGAAGAGTTAGACCTTGAGGTACATAACATTACATGGAAGATGGTATGGCCTAGTAAAAATAAGATAGCTGCTCAAAAGCTGGAACGTTATTCTCCTGCTGAATATAAGAAAATCGTCGATTATGTGTTAGCGAATCCATCTCCACGTAATCTTGGAATTTTGCTAACGATATGTTCTGGTATGCGTATAGGGGAAGTATGTGCCTTACAATGGAAGGATATAGATTTAGATAAAAAGACTATTCATATTTGTAAAACCTTAGAACGCATATATATGCCAGGCGAGGATGGTACATTTAATAAAGCAAAAACCCATATTGAGATTGGGCCCCCGAAAACTTCAAATTCTGATAGGTATATTCCTATCTTAAAGAACATTTTTCCTTTGGTGAAGAAGTTTTCTGCTGTGTGTAATCCCGATTATTATGTGTGTACTTGTGGTGAGCAATATACAGAACCTCGGACTTTGCGGAATTATTATGAGAAATTTATTCTTGAAAAGGTAAAACTAGACCACTGTATCAAGTATCATGGATTAAGGCACACCTTTGCCACGACTCTTATAGAGAATAAAATTGATGTCAAAACTGTATCTACTATTCTTGGTCATTCAGATGTAGGTACCACTTTGAATATTTATGTTCATCCATCAGAGGAAGCTAAAACCGATGCTGTTAATTCAGGATTAAGGAGAATTTTTAAATAGCCCCAAATAAGCGATGAATATTGGAATATTAGCAGTCGATAGCAATTATCCTAATCTAGCTTTGATGAAGATAAGTAGCTATCACAAGGCAAGAGGTGATAATGTAGAATGGTATAATCCCCTTTGTTCTTATGATAAGGTTTACATTGCAAAAGTATTTAGCTTTACGCCGGATTACGGCTATTACATCAATGCCGATCAAGTTGAGAAAGGCGGTACTGGGTATGACATAAAAAAGGTTCTTTTGCCAGAGATTGATAGAATGATTCCTGATTACGATCTGTATAATGTTGATAAAAATTTGGCTTATGGCTTTCTCACCCGCGGATGTCCAAACCACTGTAAGTGGTGTGTGGTACCGAAGAAAGAAGGAAACATCGCTACTTACATGGATATTGAAGAGATAGCCGTTAATGGGAGAAAAAACATTATACTCATGGATAACAACATACTTGCATCCGACTACGGTTTGCAGCAGATTGAAAAGATTATCTCCATGGGAGTACGTGTAGACTTCAATCAAGGTTTAGACGCCCGGCTGGTAACGGATGATATAGCCCGGTTGCTTGCTCGTGTTAAATGGATTAAGCGCATACGGTTCGGTTGTGATACACCGGGACAAATTGCAGAATGCGAACGTGCTACGGCTTTGATTGACAAATACGGGTATAAAGGCGAGTACTTCTTTTACTGCATCTTATTGAAGGATTTCAAAGAAGCATTTGAACGAGTAAATCATTGGAAAAAGAAGGGTGGTCGGTTCTTACCACATTGTCAGCCTTACCGGGACTTAAATAATCCTCGTCAAATTATTCCTCAATGGCAAAAGGATTTAGCCGGATGGGCTGATAAGAAGTGGGTGTTTAGAAGCTGTGAATTTAAAGATTTTATCCCTCGAAAAGGGTTTAAATGTAGTGGATATTTTGATTAATAACAATACGAAAGTTATGATAATATTAAGAATAAAAAGGACCGGGAAAATTTTCCCGGTCCATAGGTCAGTAAACCTTCTGCCCTTTACGGTTAACTACACAATTATATATAGCTAACTCACCTGCTTTATCTCCTGTGCGTTTACAGTAATTGTACGCACCGCGAGCACCAGAGAATTCTCCTCTTCCATGTAGGTAGATAAACTCTCCAAGTAAAGCAGCTCCCTTACAAGCAGCGATAAATAAATAATACTTATTGTTCATAAATATACATTATTTATAGGTTAATACTAGATAGATTCTACCTAACAAACTATGTTATGGTCAGAATTTCTCAGTTAGTTATTACTAACAACTGCAAAGATAATAATTATATAGAAAACTCAAACTTTAAAATTATCAATGAAAGCAATAACAATAAAACAACCATGGGCTTCTTTAATAGTGCATGGTATCAAGGATATTGAGAACCGTACTTGGGCGTGTCCATGGAAATACATAGGGCATAGAGTGTTAATCCATGCAAGTGGGAAACCTGTAGAAATGAGAAATCCCAATAGTGTATTTACAAAAGCTCAATGGGATAGTCTGCCTATTGAGTTTCAACGAAAAATAATATGTGCAGAGGGCATTGTCAATTCTGCTATCATTGGAAGTGTAGAAATAATTGGATGCTCTATCAATCATCCTTCTAAATGGGCAGAGAAAACAGATGATAGTAAAGGCTATTATGAAAATCCTATTTATAACTGGGTACTAGCTAATCCTATATTATTTCCAGAGCCGATACCGGCTAAAGGGAAATTGTCATTTTGGGAGTATCCCAATATCAATTCAGAGGACGATATTTGCTTGTGTAATTTGGTCGTAAATGAAAGGAATCAAGTCGTTAGCTATGGAGAGTATGACCGATTATACTGTGGTAGTAAATGGAGTAAATAACAATAGTACAGAATAATAGTAACATAATAGTTAGATATGAATTATACTGTCAATATCTTCTTCATTGTCAACATACATTTTGATGTATTTTCTTAATAAGGTTGGATTATTGACACATTCATCTGTTTTAATTATTTGGAGATTATTCAATCCATATAAAGATGTCAAATTCCAATTTGTCATTTCTTGTAGTGAGCGTTTTATCTCAATTTCCGATTTTGCGTCTTTAGTGAATATTGTAATATTCTTCTTTTGGGGATTAGTGGATGAAGATTGTCTTTCAAAAAAGGCTTTAAAATATTGGCTGTCATTTATGCCTAATGAATGCCCAAATATTGTAATATCATCAGCATCCATTAAATCATATACCATAGCTGGGGGATTATATTGGGAATCAAATGATTTCTGTATAAAATCATAGTTTTTGTCTATGTTTTCATCTCTTGTTCCTAAAATGATATTCCCGTCTAAACATAAGCCATGTACATACTTAACTGCATCATTAAATTCCATAGCAAAACTAGAGTTGGGAGCTATTGCTCCAAAACTTGTATAATTAAAAGAGTATATGACAATTTCATCATTTACATTGCTTTTGATAAATGTTCTTGCTACTGTAGCAGCTATGGAGTTTTCATTAATAGCTTCTTTTTGAATTTTTATTAGGTATTGCATTAACCCAACTTTAATCAACTGTACGGCTTTTTTATCTCGTTCAATTGGAGAATTTAGCACATCTTCATGTGATAAACAGATTATGTAAGAAAGTCCAGGTTTGGATAATACGCCTATCTTTAATAGTCTATTAACAGTCTCAGCATTTGTTTGTATTAAATCATTATATTCAGAAATACCATGATAGGCATGTATCATTTCTAATATTTTTCTTTCTGTGCTATTATATAAATCGAATGGATGCCCATTATTATTCTTAATTTTAGTATAATAATAACTTAGTTCATTCTCCAAATCATACCACTTGACCGCATCTAAATTATCGTTCCATTTGTCATTTAAATGTTTGATTAAAGGAGATGGGTAGTCTTTGGGACAAAATTCAGATTGGCAAAAGTCCTTGTATGAAGTCTTTCTGCCTAAACAAAGGTCAAATCCGTTACCTATTATCAGAACTCTTTTTCTATCTTTATTCATACTGCAAAAGTAAGGAAAGATTATGATAATAAGAACTGAAATTTATATAATTGTTGAACCTTTGGTGTATTGGTTATCCGATACACCTTTATTTTTTTGTGATGATGAGAAAAATGATTGTAACTGGCAGTGAAGGCTTCATAGGTAAAGCCCTCTGCCAAGAATTAGCGAAAAGAAATGTTGAAGTGATAGGTATCGATCGAAAGAACGGTACTGAAGCTTCAAAAGTATGTGAACTTCTAAAGTACGGTGATATCGACTGTGTATTTCACCTGGCAGCACAAACAAGTGTATTCAATGGAAATCTGGAACAGATCCGGAAAGATAATATTGATACCTTTATGTGCATAGCCGATGCATGTAACCAATACCATGTAAAATTAGTATATGCCAGTTCATCGACCGCGAACCCGGAGAACACAACAAGTCTCTATGGTATAAGTAAGTACTTTGATGAACAGTATGCATCTATCTATTGTAAGGCTGCGACCGGGTGCCGGCTGCATAATGTATATGGACCTAATCCGCGAAAAAGAACTCTTCTCTGGTTCCTGATGGAAAAGGAAAACGTGTCATTATACAACTGTGGTCAGAATATCCGGTGCTTCACTTACATAGATGATGTCATTGAGGGGCTTATCTATTCGGTGGGTTGTAACCGGCAACTTATCAATATTTGTAACGTTCAACCTGTGACTACTATGTATTTTGCTTCTTTAGTAAAATACTACAAACCGATTGAAATAGAGTTGATTAATAAAAAACGAGATTTTGACAATTTGGAGCAGTCGGTGAACCGGGATATCTATTTAGTACCTTTGTCTTACACATCTGTCGAGGACGGAGTAAAGAAAATCTTTGATGAAAGGAAAGGGAAAGATATGTCGTATTGACGACTGGGATAAGCCGGAAGCGGTGAAAGGTAAGAGCTGGTCTCATCAGGAACGGTTATGTGATTTGAGAGAAAAGGTGTCACTTCATAAAAAGGGTGATATCTATTACATCTCCCAGTTCACCCGTTCCAAGACTGGTACCAGCTTTTCAGAAATTAAACAGTCGGAGGAACTTGCATCATTCTTTGCAGAGAGAGCGTGTGAGTTTCTCCACCGCTTCATTGTAGGGGGATGTGAAGGATGGTGTATAGTCACCACACCGCGACGGAGACACTACGAGGGCTTTCATTTTGCAACCTTTATCTGCACGAAAATAGCTGGGGCGGTGAAAATACCATTCTATGAGAATGCAATCCAGTGCCTAACTAAAGATAGATTGAATCCGGAATTCTTTCTTCTTCGTCCGATAAAGGAAAAGAAGATAATAGTGTATGATGACATATTAACAACCGGCAGTACATTACTTGCCACCTATGAGCTTTTAAGAGATAGAGAGCAGCTTCTTTTTCTCGTAGGAATAAATAACAATTGATATGGGAAAGCAAGAGAAACCATTAACATTCAAGCAAGAGAAATTCTGTAAATACTACGTTGATACAGAAGGTAATGCTAGTGAAGCATATAGGATGTCTTATGATGCGTCAAAGATGAAACCTGAAACGATTTGGAGTGCTGCTAGCAGATTGTTAGCCAATAGCAAGGTTAGTGCAAGGATAAGTGAGATTAAGCAACAGAGGGCGAAAGAGACTGAAGTAGAGAGGAAAACGGTCGAGAAGGTATTAATGGATATTGTACTCGCTGATCCCGATGATTTACATTATGTAGACCCTGTTACCGGGAAAACAAAGATGAGAAGTCCGTCCCAACTTCCAAAGCGTGCCCGTAATGCGTTGAAGAAGATTCAGAATAATAGAGGAGTGGTTAATTATGAGTTCAACGGCAAGACAGAAGCCGCCCGGATTCTTGGTGCCTGGAATGGATGGGAAGCCGATAAGAATGTCAACATCAAAGGTGGAGACGGAAATAAAGTCGGTGAACTTCGTATCGGATTTGAAGATAATGAGGATTCGGAAGAATAGAACAATTTGAACTGCAAAATCCAGTATTCACCCTACGGAGAAACCTTACTTTTAGAACAATATGGTTATAAATTATAAGAAGCTAAATCCTAACGGATTCTATCTATTGAAGTACTTGAATGATGAGACTATCCGTTTTATCATTCTCTATGGAGGTTCATCTTCCGGTAAGTCGTATAGTGTGGCACAAACAATACTGATACAGACATTACAGGATGGTGAGAACACTCTTGTCATGCGTAAAGTAGGAGCTTCTATTCTCAAAACCATTTATGAAGATTATAAAGTCGCTGCGGCCGGTCTTGGCATATCCCATTTGTTCAAGTTCCAACAGAATACTATTAAGTGTCTGGTTAATGGTGCGAAGATAGATTTTTCCGGTCTTGACGATCCGGAAAAGATAAAAGGTATCTCCAATTATAAGCGTGTTCAGTTAGAGGAATGGTCAGAGTTCGAGCATCCGGATTTCAAGCAGCTACGTAAGCGTTTGCGTGGTAAGAAAGGGCAGCAAATTATTTGTACCTTTAATCCGATCAGTGAAAGCCACTGGATAAAGAAAGAGTTCATTGATAAAGACAAATGGCATGATGTACCGATGACGGTTACCATTGCCGGCAAAGAGTTGCCGAAAGAACTTACCAAGGTCAAATCCGTAAAGAAGAATGCACCCAGGCAAATACTTAATCTTCGTACTAAGCAAATCGAGGAACAGGCACCTAATACAGTTATTATCCAATCTACCTATTTGAATAATTTTTGGGTGGTCGGTAGTCCTGACGGTACGTATGGTTTCTATGATGAGCAATGTGTTGCCGACTTTGAGTATGATAGAGTCCACGATCCGGATTATTACAATGTGTACGCATTGGGAGAGTGGGGTGTTATTCGTACCGGTAGCGAGTTCTTCGGTTCGTTCAACCGTGGCAAACATTCCGGTGAACATAAATATATCCCGGACCTGCCTATTCATATATCAGTAGATAATAACGTACTGCCATATATCAGTGTGTCGTACTGGCAAGTAGATTTCACTACCGGTATCAAGGTTTGGCAGTTCCATGAGACATGCGCCGAAAATCCTAACAATACAGTAAAGAAGTCCTCTAAACTTGTAGCCAAGTATCTGAAAGATATCAGGTATAGTGATAAAGTCTACCTACACGGGGATGCCTCAACAAAGGTGGCCAATAGCATTGATGATGAAAAACGTTCTTGGATGGACTTATTCATAGATACATTGCAGAAAGAAGGATTCGAGATTGAGGATAAGGTAGGCAATAAGAATCCGAGTGTTGCCATGACCGGTGAGTTTATCAATGCTATCTTTGATTGTACTGTTCCCGGTATAGAGATATACATTGACGAATCATGTTCGGTATCTATTGAGGACTACATGAGCGTACAGAAAGATGCTAACGGTGCCATTCTTAAAACTAAGGTCAAGAATAAAACTACCTTGCAGACTTATGAGGAGCACGGGCACCTGTCTGATACGTTCCGATATGTCGTTGTGGATTTGTGTAGTGAGCAGTATATAGAGTTTAGTAACCGGCGAAAAAGAAACTTGTATGCTTGTAATGGCACTATTAATTTCTTCAATCCAGATACCGAATGTAAATACACTAAGAAGATTCTATATGTGATGCCGAATGTTAATGGGAAATTTGTCCTTATACAAGCGTTTAGATGTGGAAATAAATGGCATGTTGTTGATGTCGTATTTATGGATACTACTTCAACAGAAGATATACGTTCTTCTATTTTGTCCCATGAATCTGATTCATGTGTAATTGAATGTACAGATGCTTATTTCCCTTTTATCCGGGAACTCCGTTCTAGTACAAACAAGGAGATTCGTGTAATGAAAGAGTTTCCGGATGTAGATAAGCGTATTGCTGCAACATCTGATTATGTGAAAAATAGTATTCTTTTTTCTGCATCAAAAGTAGAATCTGATACGGAATATGTTGCCTTCATGAATAATCTGATGGACTATAATAAAGATAGTGAAACAAAAGAGGCCAGTGCTGTTTTGAGTGGGCTAGTACAGTTCGTTGTAAAATTAGGTTTGAATTGAAATGTGTTATATGTGATTGAAAATAAGAATGTTATATTGTTGGTATTATGTTTTCGTAATTTCAAGATTTTAGTGTTTTGGAAAACGGTTTTCCTTTTTACTTAGTTTTGCTCAAAAAGGAACCCAATGAATATTTTTTTTGATAATCTATTTGGAAAGAAATCTAAGACTAAAGGTGAAGTTGAAATAGTTACTTCATCTGAAAATAAGGATATAGATACTCAAAGTGGCAAGACTGAAAAATGGTCAGTTGCATACATTGAGGACCTTACTAGTCCTATTGTAGCGGGCAGTAACTATCTAACGCTATTCAGTACGATACCTGAAGTCTTTTTCCCGATCGATTATATTGCATCGCGAATTGCAGGTGCTAATTTTCAATTGAAGAAAACTAAGGATGACAGTATAGTATGGGCGAATAAACGAATGAATGGCATACTTAGTCGTCCTAATTGTTTGATGCGTTGGAAAGAATTGATTTATCAGCACCATATTTATAAATTGTGTACAGGGAATAGCTTTATTCGTGCCGCTATGCCTGATGTCTTTTCTACAGCTGAAAAATGGAGATATTGCGATAATTATTGGGTGCTACCTTCTGATAAGACTATTGTAGAACCTGTTTACGGGAATATGCCATTGTTTGGCATTGCCCAAACAGAAGATATTATTCGTAGCTATCGTTTGGAGTATGGTTGGAATGGTAGTTTGGAAATTCCTCCATACCAAATATGGCATGATAGAGACGGAAGTGCAGAGTTCTATTCAGGGGCTATGTTCTTGAAGTCCAAAAGTCGTCTTGCTTCCCAAAATAAGCCAATGTCAAATCTAATAGCTGTATATGAAGCTAGAAATGTGATTTATGTAAAGCGGGGTGGATTGGGCTTTATTGTAAGTAAGAAAACTGATGCTACCGGTTCAATAGCGTTGACTGACGATGAAAAGGAACAGCTTTTGAAGCAAAATTTTGAGAAGTATGGTGTAAGGAAGGGCCAGGTACCTTATGGTATTTCAGATGCAGACATTGACTTTGTTCGTACTAATCTTTCTATTGCAGAGTTACAGCCGTTTGAAGAGACTTTGGCTGATGCAATAAATATTGCAGGGGCATACGGCATCCCTGCCGTTCTTGTTCCGCGAAAAGACCAGTCCACATTTAGCAATCAGGCTACTGCTGAAAAGAGCGTATATTGTTCAACTGTTATTCCTATGGCCAAACAATTCTGCAAGGATTTTACAGCTTTCCTTGGTCTTGAAGGAGGTGGATATTATTTGGATTGTGATTTCTCTGATGTTGATTGTTTGCAGGAAGGATTGAAAGAATCCGAGGACGTAAAGACAAATATAAATAAACGTTGTCGTGAACAATTCTCATGTGGGCTTATAACACTCAATGACTGGCGTGCCCAAATAGGCGAAAGTATGATAGAAAATCCCTTGTTTGACAAATTGAAATTTGATATGTCAGATGAGGAACTGGATAAAGTAAATCGAGTTTTTAACACTAAAAGTGGAGATGAAAAAGATGGAAGAGAAAATCAAAAGCCTTCAGTACAAGACAAAGGCAAATGATGTTGATGAGAAGGGTATCGTTACCGTTGCGGTGAACGGTATCGGTGTGAAGGACTCACAAAATGACATATCTATGCCCGGCTCATTCAATAAGACATTGAAAGAAAATATTGGTCGGATGCGTTGGTTCCTGAATCATCGTACAGACCAGTTGTTAGGTGTTCCGTTGAGTGGTAAGGAAACAGAAGGTAATTTGGTTATGGTCGGTCAGTTAAATCTTGAAAAACAGATCGGCCGTGATACGTTAGCTGATTATAAACTGTTTGCAGAGAATGGCAGAACACTTGAGCATTCTATTGGGGTCAAGGCCATTAAAAGAGATTCTGTTGATCCCTGTAAAGTGCTTGAATGGCGTATGATGGAATATTCAACATTGACAAGTTGGGGGAGTAATCCCCAGACTTTCCTTGTGAATATTAAGTCTGCTACTGCCGACCAGGTAAAGGAGGCTGTTGATTTCGTTCGGAAAGCGTTCTTGCAGCATGGATATAGTGATGAACGTTTAAAAGGATACGATATGGAATTAAGTTTATTATTGAAGAGCCTCAACGGTGGTGCCGTTGTCTCATGTCCTCATTGTGGTCATCAATTTGATTATGATGCAGAAACAGAGCATACCTTTGCCCAACAGGTATTAGATTATGCTGCTGATTATCAGAGATGGATAACACAGGACATTGTAAGGGAAGAAATGGAGAAGCTCACTCCGGAGATTAGAACCCAAGTAATTTCTCTTATTGATTCTGTCAAATCAGAAAAGAAAGAATTTTCTCAAAAGGGTCTACAAGACCTTATGAATTATGTAAGATGTCCCCACTGTTGGGGAAAAGTATATCGTTCGAATGCTATTCTGCAAAACACTTCTGAAGATACCACCGGAAAAAATGAGCCGTCTGTTGACACTCAAGAAAAGAATGACGGGGAAAATGGGAACGATGAAGTGACGATTAAAGCCGCTGATAATGGCACTTTACTCGATTTCAAGAGTTTGAATAGCTGTTTCGAGAATAAATAACTTAAAATTTAAATTTTATGCCAATTAGAAAATTTACAGTATCAGATTTTAATCTGAAAACGGACGGTCTGCCGGCAGAACAGAAAACATTTATGGAAAATATCGCCGGCATGATGTGTGAAGTAGTTAACAAGTCACTTGAAGGATTTGCTTCACCGGAGGAGGTAACGAAACAGTTTGGTGACATCAATAATCTATTGAAAGCCTATGATGGAGAAAAGTTCCAGCAATTGGTAAAGGACAACGAGCAACTTGTAGAACAAGTTAAAACTCTTGGTGAAAGTATCGAGAAAATGAAGCAGAAAGGTCTTTCTATGGATACTATCAACAAGTTCGATGAGAAGTTGAACGAGATGCTTGATTCTGAAAAATTCAGAGATTTCGCAGAAGGAAAAACACGCAAATCAGGAGAATTTGACGGCTTCTCCTTGAAAGATGTTGTTTCCATGACTGACAACTACACCGGTGATTTGTTGATTACTCAACAACAGAAACGTGTTGTGACTCAGGTTGCCAACAAAAAGTTGCATATGCGTGATGTATTAACGACGCTGACAGCTGATCCTGCATATCCTCAACTCGCCTATGCGCAAGTATATGCTTTCAACCGCAATGCCCGTTTTGTAACTGAGAACGGTCGTTTACCGGAATCAAGTATCAAGGTAAAAGAGATACAGACAGGAACTAAGCGCCTTGGTACTCATATCCGTATTTCAAAACGTATGTTGAAATCAAGAGTGTACATTCGTTCCTACATCTTGAACATGCTTCCTGAAGCTGTTTGGATGGCAGAAGACTGGAACATCTTGTTTGGTGACGGTAACGGGGAGAATCTGCTTGGTATTGTCAATAATACTGGGGTGACTTCTGTAGAGAAGATTATTAGTACAGCCATTGTTACAGGTGCCGCCGGTGCTGTAAAAGCTATTACCGGATATAACGGTGATAAGGATGTAATTGTAGAGTTTGCAGAACCACAGGATTTGATTCTTGATGGAATGAGTATCACGTTCGCTGGTGCCGCTGTTCTTACAGAACTGAACAAAACACACGCTCTTGTGAAAATGGAAGATGGTCGTATCCTTATTCCTGGTGTCGCGTTCTCCGGTGCTGAAACTGCTACGGATAAAATGACATTCAGTGTTCATGAAGCCGGCTTTAAGAACATTGAGGAACCCAACTCTGAAGATGTAGTGAAAACAGCTTTCGCCGCAATGACATATGCCCAGTATTTTCCGAATGCCATTATTCTTAATCCAATGACTGTTAACGGTATGGAATCGGAGAAAGATACGACAGGACGTAATCTTGGTATCGTTAAAATGGTTGATGGGGTGAAGTATATTGCCGGTCGCCCGATTATCGAGTATGGTGGTATTCTTCCCGGTAAGTATCTTTTGGGTGACTTTAACCAAGCTGCAAATTTGGTTGATTATACCACTTTGACACTTGAATGGGCTGAAGATGTGGAGACCAAGCTTTGCAACGAGGTTGTATTGATGGCACAAGAAGAAGTTATCTTCCCGATTTATATGCCGTGGGCTTTCGCTTATGGGGATTTGTCCGCATTGAAAACTGCAATAACTAAAGCGTAAGATTATGGATTACATACTTATAGGTAACGATAAGGATGTAACCAATGTGCTTAAAGAGCAACGCATTCGGATTAATAGAGGGATGATTCAACTCATCCCTATTTCCGAATGTGGTCTTGTTACAGAAGAAGATGCCCGAAAGACATTGGAATGTATGCTTGCAGAGAAAAATGAAGAGATTGGCAGGCTTACTGCATCCATTGCAGAGAAAGATAAGACAATTGTTGAACTGACAGAAGAGCGTGAAACAATGAAAGCTCGCATTGCAGAACTTGAAGTACAGGTGCCTTCTGATGAAAAGAATCTTCCGGTTGCCGATTCAAAAGATTTGCAAGAGGAAGATGCCAAGGAGGTAACTGTTACAGATGATAAAGCCGTTTCCGTGGAAGATGAAAAGAAAACCGGGAAAGGCAAGACTTCTAAATAACTATCGCTATGTTGATTGATGTTTCATATTTTATGTCAGGTCCCAGGCATATTGAGAATGTTTCGGTCGCTGAAATGCCTTCGCCCCAATCTCTTGCTGTGAATGAGGTGATAAATGGGTATATTAAGGCATTTCAGCCCGAATTTCTCCGGAATGTTGTTGGTGTGACTCTTTCCCAAGCTATCACAGATTATTTGGAGCTTATTGAACGGGAAAAGGAAGATTCTTCAGATGAAGTTGATATTTCAGAAGAGAAGGAAGCCCCCCAGTCCGGATATGCAGTATTATGCGAGAAGCTGTGTGAACCATTCGCTGACTATGTCTTTTATCATATTCTTCGTGACGCAAACACCCAAGCTACAATAACCGGGCTTGTCCGTTTGAAATGTGCTAATGAATATGTAGCTCCTTTGAAGAGACAAGTAAGCACATGGAATAGCATGGTAGAGAAGAACAAACAGTTTGTTGAATGGGCTATGTCGAATGATTGTCCTTTCGATGTGCAAATAACCAAGAATCTTTTGACCCCAATTAATGCTTTCAATTTATGATAGATTTAGATATAACAGAACTGTTTGAGGAGATTGTAAAGAAGGAACTTCCAGAAGGGCTTGAAATCCTCTATCCAAATGGGAAAGGGGGAACTAAAGTTGTGAAGTCCCCAAGGTTGAATTACATCTTCGGTAGCAGTCAATATATCAAAGATATTTTAGATGAATACAGTAAGTCTTCTGCCCAGTCTGAAAGGAAGTTTCCATTGGTTGCACTATTCACTCCAATTAGTGAGGATAGAGGTGACGCGGATTATTTTTCAAAAGCAAAGGTTTCGTTAATTATAGCCTGTTCTTCTTGTAAAGAGTGGAGCAATGAGATGCGCAGAACTACATCTTTTAAAAATATCCTTCGGCCAATCTATAAACGTTTATTGGAAGTATTATATGAAGATTCTCGGTTCGACTGCGACTATGACGAAAAAGTGAAACATAGTTATTCAGAAAACTATTCATATGGCAGATACGGAGCCTATACAGATTCCGGTGAGGCTGTGAGCGAGCCGATTGATGCCATAAATATACGCTCGATGGAAATAAAAATTAATAATCTTAATTGTAGAAGAAAATGAGAAAGATTAGAACGTGTAAGGGTTCCCGGATGAACACTGGTAGTTCTGCTTGTAGTATTGACTGGAAAAAAGTCAAAGGTGCTATCTTGGCGGAACATGGTGTCAAACTCCCTGCTGATATAACAGGTGAGAAATTGCTCGAATTGTGCCATGCAGACCGTCCCGGGCGTATTTACCCTATTTTTCCATTCCTGGAGTATGCCAAGAATGGTGGAGAGCCCCAAGTTAATGCTGTAGGGTACGGTGCAAGTGAATACAACGGGCTAAGCGCTCAAACAGACACCTTCACTTTGAAGAAATTTGATGAGGTTTTGAATGCCCAGCTTCTGAAATGTGCCAATAAAGGATGGGACGTTTACTTTTGGAATCAGGATAATATGTTGATCGGTTATAATGATGACACTGATATCCTTGCCGGTATTCCGATGTCTACTGTTTATCCGACCGTGACACAGTACCCGACCAGTAGTGCTAAGTCTGCGATGACTGTTAGTTTTTCACATGAAGATGTGGAAGACAGCCAATTGCACTTTGACTACGTGCAGTTAGACTTCAATCCCAAGAATTTCGTTAAAGGCTTGGTTGATGTTGTGTTTCAAAAGTTGGAGGCCGAAAATACTTACAAAATAGTTGAAGTTGTTGGTGGTTATGACCGTACAGAAGAATTTGGCAGTCTTATTGCTGATGGTGCTGCTGAAGTTATGAATAACGTAACTTCTGCTACGTATTCGGATGGTATCATTACCATTGTTCCTAAAGCCGGGGCGGTTCCTTCGTTGAAAGCTCCTTCTGTATTGTATGAAAAAGGAATCAGAGGTATTGAGCAGGTGTCATGAAGGTAGATAATGTTACGTTCGTCGAAGCTGCTGTGAAGGGCATGACGAAGGAAGAGTTTATTAATGCACACATTAAAGTCGTGTGGCAGGAACTGAAGGAAGCTGACCGTAAGAAGAAGCTCTCGGAAGTGTACGATGCGATAACTAAGTAACCGACGGGCTGGGGTGTGATTACAGCCCGGCCCGTTATATTTTTACTGTATGGCAGATTTTGATGAATTACATAGAGTTATTCATTCCATTGCATCCGGGTTTGAAGAGGAATGTATTAGGTGTATGGAAGAACATAAGAATGTGCTCGTTGATTGCATTCAGGAACAATTATATTCCGGTCTGGACGGTACTGAACATCTATTGAATCCCGATTATGATACTGACACCTATTTTAACGAGCCCGGACCCTGGCAGAACCGTGCGGAACAATATAAACGATGGAAAGAGAGGATAACTCCACCTCTTAGAAGTGAGATGCTTTATTTGCCACCGCGTCCGGTTGAGGTACCTAACCTTTTTATTACTGGTACTTTCTATGATAGCATAACTGCCGATAGAATTGATTCCGGGCTTCGATTTTCAACGAAAGGATTTACGGACGGTAGTTCTATTGAGAAGAAATACGGTGAGCAGATTTTAGGCATTGGTGATACAGCTAAAGAGTACTTTAATATTATGTATCTCCGTCCCTGGATGGAACGTTTCTTTTCAGAATGTGGATATCGGTAGAAAATGGCTTGTGGTTGCGAAATAAAAAAGATGCAGAGTGAACTGGAACGTATCAGTGATCTTGCAAAGAAAGCAGCTGTCTTGGATGGTTGCATGTATGTCGTTTATCAGAAAGAAGATGGTACCTATGCTTTTGATAAACTAGGAGTTGAGATAAAAGGAAAGATTGTTGAATATAGACATTACCTGTAATTATGGCAGATTTAAAATTAAAAGATTTCGTTGATGAGAGCGATTTGCAGAAATTGGTGGAGCTTGATAATACTATTGAGCGTGTGAGGGCTGATTATGTTAATGCGGCCAAAGAATTAGCAAAAGGTTTGAAACTAAATGTAGAAGGCGTTGCTGATCTTGAAAAGTTGAGTAATCTTTATAATACTCAAGCAAAAACGGCTGGTTCTGCATCTGCTGAATTAACCGAAGCTCTTAGAAAACAGTCTGAAATAACTCAAACTGTCAGTAAGAAGATAGAGGAAAAGCTAAATGTAGAGAAATTATCTGCTGCTGAACTGAAGAAACTAACCAAGGCAAACTCGGATAATGCTGCGTCCTTGGAAAAGGCTGCTAAAGCGGAAGCTAATTTGACAAAAGCGCAGAATGCCGGTAATACTACTCGTAAGAAAGCTGTTTTATCTGAAGAAGAACGTTTAAAACTTGTCAGAACTGCTATTACCTTGACTAATCAGGAAGTACATAGCCGTTCACAAGCAAAGGAAATGAATAAGCAGCTGCAAAAGGCTGTTGATGTTTTGAAAGATACGGATGAAAACTATATTCGTACACTTGCCCGTCTTAATTCTACTATTGGAATCAACACTGATTACATAAAGCGAAATTCCGATCGATATAGTCAACAGAAAATGACTATTGGTGCATACCGGGAAGAAGTAAAGGCTGCATGGGTTGAGATACAGAACGGTAATAAGTCCATGCAGAATATGGGTATTATTGCTCGGAATGCAGGAAAGATACTTAATTCTGAATTTGCTCCTGGGTTAAGTAAAGTTGGTGCTGGTTTAAAAGGGTGGGCAGCTGGATATATTGGTGCACAGGCTGTTGTAAGTGGCGTTGTAGCTCTTTTTACTAAACTTCGGGAAGGGGTTGGTAGTGTTGTCGAGTTCGAGTTTGCTAATAGCCGGCTTGCCGCAATACTCGGTACCACATCAGACCAAATAAAAGAATTAACTCTTGATGCTAAAAGGTTGGGAGCTACAACTAAATATACAGCTTCTGAAGCTACCGAATTGCAGATAGAATTAGCCAAGTTGGGGTTTACACGGAAAGAAATATTAGATGCAACAGAATCGGTTTTACGTTTTGCTCAAGCTACCGGTGCAGAGTTAGGGGAAGCTGCTTCGCTAACTGGAGCTGCATTGAGAATGTTCAATGCAGATACTCGTGAGACAGAACGTTATGTATCTGCAATGGCTGTTGCTACAACAAAGAGTGCGTTATCGTTTTCATATCTTGCTACTGCACTTCCAATCGTTGGACCGGTAGCTAAGGCTTTTAATTTCTCTATTGAAGATACTTTGGCTTTACTAGGTAAATTATCAGACGCCGGCTTTGACGCTTCAATGTCTGCTACTGCTACACGTAATATTCTTCTAAATTTAGCTGATACAAACGGGGTACTTGCTAAGTCGTTAGGTGGTCCGGTTAAAACGCTGCCTGAATTGGTGGCTGGATTACAAAAATTGAAAGAGCAGGGAGTAGATTTGAATAGTACTCTTGAAATGACTGATAAACGGAGTGTTGCTGCTTTCAATGCATTTCTTACCGCTGCCGATAAGATTGTTCCATTACGCGAACAAATAACAGGTGTTGAAGGTGAATTGGGTGATATGGCTCATACTATGGAAGATAATGCCAAAGGTGCAATTGATAGTTTAAAATCTGCTTGGGAAGCCCTGATGATCTCTTTAGGTAAAAACACAGGCGTTTTATCTGGGATAATAAACGAATTTACCGACCTTGCCCGTTCTATGCGTGCCGTAATAGCCACGGCAGAAGAACTTGGCGAGGAAAGATTAGCTAATGCAGCCCGTAACGGTCAAGAAGCTGCTAAACTGGATAAGGAATGGGTTAAATCTAAGGAGGAAAGTATTGATAGGGTCGCTTTGAAATATAGAAAAGAGGGAGTTGATGGTGCAGAAGCTTTTGAGAAAGCTAGAGGAGAACAACTTAAAATATTAGAAAGAACTTTATCGCAAGAAGAAGCTAGATTGCAACTTTATACTAAACGAAACCAAAAGCAGTGGAGTGAGTATAATAATCGTAGTTTATTGAAACAAGGCCTAGGGCTTCAAAAAACTACTAATCAGATGAAAAAAGACATAGATGAGTCTTTCAAGCTTGTTGAAGAGCAAACTGCATATGTTGCTGGATTGAAAGAAAAAATGGAGCAAATCAAAGGTATTACCAATGATTATCAAGAGGAAAATACGGGAAGTACATTCAACAAACCTCTCACAGATAAAGAAAAACGTGAACTGGAGAAAGCTGCTAAGGAAAAACAAAAGATTAAGGAAACCTATCAAGAGTCTGAACTCGCCCTCATGGATGAAGGCTTAGAAAAGGAACTTGCTAAAATTGGTTTAGCGTACTCAAAGAAGATTGCTGCTGTTAAGGGTTATAGTAAAGAAGAAATCGCTACTCGTCAGAATTTGGCGAAAGAAATGCAGGATAAATTAGATGAATTCTCTATTAAGTATAATTCTGACCGTGAAAAGAAAGATGTTGAGAACGCTCTTGCTGTTGTAAAAAAGGGGTCCCAGGAAGAACTTGATTTGAAATTGCACCAGTTGGAATTGCAACGTGAAGCAGAAATTGATGCAGCGGAGAAAACAGGTGAAGATATTTTTCTCATTGATGACAAATATGCAAAAAAGAAACAAGAACTTTACGAAAGACATGCATCCGATCAGGTGCAATTAATAGCAGAGAATGCAGCGCATGAGCAGGAAATCCGGGATGCTGCCTATGTTATGGATACGCTTGCTCTTAAAAAACAGTTAGCTTCTAAGGAAATAACCCAGCAGGAGTATGCAGAACTTGAGTATCAGTTAAAATTAGATTATGTACGTAAAACCTCGGAAGCTGCCATTGACGCTTTGGAATCCGAACTTGCTACTGCCAACTTGAGTACGGACAAAAGGGAGAAACTTGAGGAGAAACTTGCAAAATTGAAAGCGGACCTTGCCCAAAAAGAAGCAGAAACAGAAATAGATGCTATCAATAAAGTTACTAAAGCGGATGAGAAAGCACAGAAAGAACGTCAGAAGAACTTGAAAAAATGGCTTCAAACTGCATCTCAAGCTGTGGGAGCTATTGGAAACTTAGTCTCTTCTATTTATGATGGTCAGATTCAGAAAATAGAAGAAGAGCGGGAAGCTAATGAGGAAAAGTATGATGAGGATATTGAACGAATTGAGAATCTGGCAGAGTCTGGAGCTATATCCGAAGAGGAAGCGGAAGCGCGTAAACGGGCAGCAAAGGATCAGACAGAAGCCAAGAATAAGGAGTTGGAAAAACAAAAGCAAGAGATTGCCCATAAACAAGCTGTTTGGCATAAGGGAGTACAAGTTGCAGAAACTGGAATTGCAACAGCTCGTGGTATTATGGAAGCTTTCCAGTTAGGTCCGATTGCCGGTGCTGTAATGGCTGCTGTTATTGGGGCGATGGGGGCTATGCAAGTAGCAACAATTCTTGCCACTCCTATTCCTTCTTATGCAGAAGGTACTAAAGGTAATGATAGGCACCCCGGCGGTGCTGCTTTGGTTGGTGATGCCGGTAAACATGAAGTTATCATGTATTCCGGAAAAGCATGGATTACTCCTGATACTCCAACTTTAGTTGATATTCCTAAAGGTGCGCAAGTCTTTCCTGATGTTGATAAGGTAGATATCTCTAATTTTGATATACCGGATTGGGACTTTCCCACATTTTCACCGACATATTTTGCATCTTCTTCCGGTGACACCATTGTTTTCAATGATTATTCCCGGTTAGAAAAAAGGGTTGATAGAACAAATTTCCTTTTGATGAAGAGTCTAAAAATGCAACGCCAAGATGCTTCTAACCGTGAATTTGAACTGTATAAGTTATCTAAACTGAAATAGCCATGATTGAAAGATTAAATCAGATAACATTGAGTGATTTCATTGAACTTTCATGCGGAAACTATGCTTGTTTGCTTTCGGACTGCAAATCTATGTCCGAAAGCACGCTTAAAGAAATAGCGTCTAAATTACTTGTCGAATACAGAAGTATTGTTAATCCTTCAAATATGAAGGCTATGGTAATGGACAAAGAGGATATGCTGAAAGAACGTGCCAAACTATTGAGTCTTCGTATTTGTCAGGCTCTTGTTTCTCTTGGCTTTTATGATGATGTTCGTCAGGTATTGGGTCAACTAAATGTAGATACCCGAAATATGAGTGATGAACAAGTAATATCGAAGATTGATTATTTACTTCATTCTGCAATTTTTGAGCAAAAACGGAATGAGGAAAGACGCAGTGAGGAACATAAAGGAAGTAAGGCTACTCCTGAACAAATTCGTTCTTCTTTTGATGCTGAGATTGCTTTTCTAATGACATTCTTTAAAATGAGTATTGATTCCCGCGTAATTAATGCTGCTGTCTATGCGAATATCGTTCATCAAGCTGATGTTGAAATATCAATCAGAAAAAGAAGCACATGATAATATTGGGCATTACATATATGCTGTAATTCGATTAATTTTTAATTAAAGCGAATTATTTCATACAGTCGTTTGTACATCTCTTTTAGAATCACAAACGACTTTTTTATGAATAAAAAAAAGAGCATCCATTGTATAAATAGGCATTTATACAATGTTTTATTGTCAGAATTACGTACATTAGAGACGAAGTGTAATCGGATAACAACAGAAGTGTCCGAGGTAAAAAAAATGATTGCCTTATTGCCCCCCGATATAGGCACTCTTATTAGTTCAATCGAGCGTTCTGCTAAGGAAATGCACGAGCAAAGTATCATGCACCGGGAATACGTGGAAAGGTGCATTAATGGCGAACCGAGGATACACCTAATAAGGAGGGCTGACAATGGACTTTGAAAAGGAATTATCAGAAATATATCCTTGGATATTAAGGGTGGCAAGAAAATTCTGCTGTTCCATGCAAGATGCTGAAGACTTAGCCGGTGATACAGTTTATAAGCTACTTGTGAATCGTGATAAATTTGATTGTTCTAAACCACTTCAACCGTGGTGCCTTATTGTGATGAGGAATACTTATATAATAAGATACAATAGAAATTCCCTTATACATTTTACAGGGCTTGATATGGTAGACGGAAGTGCCATTTCTAACTGTACAGCTCATTCAATACTGTTTGATGATTTGGTTTCCACAATACAACGGTGTGCTAAAAAATCCCGTTGTATTGATAGTGTGATGTATTATGCTAGTGGATATTCTTATGATGAGATAAGTGAAATCCTGAACATTCCTGTTGGAACTGTAAGAAGTCGTATCTCTTCCGGACGAAAAATGATATGGCATGAATTATATAGCCGATTTTAATGGCTTATATATATGTGTTATTGTGAATTTTTATATTTTTGCTAAAAAGAATAAGCTATGAAAAGAAGAATGAGTTTTTTAGAATACTTAAAACGAAATCCAATAATGGTGTCGTTTTGTTTGAGTACTGGTATTGTTGTGTCCTGTCTGGTGTTCTATTCTAGATATTTTAACGGACCGATTTCTACTGATATAGATGATTGGGCTGGATTTGCTACATTTTGTGGTTTTAGTCTATCATTAATTTCTATAATTTTTATCTTTATGACTTATAGAAGTCAGCAGGAATTATCATCTATATTACAGTTTGAATCTTCTTTTTTTCAATGGCTTGAGATGCATAATTCCATATATAATGAGTGCAAGGTGGATATTGAAAAATATTATGATGAGGTTGTTTCTATTTTTATTTCAAATTCAAATGATTTAGTGCCAGTAGAATTTGAGAAGAATTTAGATAATGGCAAAAGTCGACATTTAATGAGGTATTATCGTCATTTATATCAGCTATATAAATATATTTATTTGAGTGAGGTTTTGACCTCAATTAAAAAAAAGAAGAAGTATTATGATATTATACAAGCCCAAATGGGAGATAAAGAATTGTTTGTTGTTTTATATCTCCTTCTTGGTGATAAACGTAAAACAGAGGAAAAGGCTCTAAAGGGTATTTTGTATTATGAATTGTTAGATGAAGCCCATTTGTTTAAAAATATCTATTATCCTAAAGAATCTTCCAATTTTAAAGAATTTGAGAGACTGATGCGAAATGTCTTTGTTGAAACAAGAGACTCATTTTATTATTTAACAGATAAGACGTGTGATATTTCACAGGGAGAAGAAAATCCATATTTAATAAAATGATTTGTATATAGCTAATAATTAGTAGATTATATTAGTTTTAGACAAGGCATAATTTTCAAGAATTTAGCCAATCGGGAAACCGGTTGGCTTTTTCTATATATTTGCTCGTGAACGTTCAAAAGGAGTTAAAATGCTTTGTAAATATGTACTTACCGTTGATAGTATTTCTTATGATATTCCCAAATCTTGTATTCAGAATTGGGATGAAATAAAGTTTTCCCGTAAACGCTCCGGACTTGAAGGAATAACTAGAACCTTTACTTCAAAATTCCAGTTTGTGGGAGAAGCCTATGATCTCATATTGGAGGAGTATTTGAGCAAATACCTGGCTTCTAATGCTAGTATCACTGTTTATACTATAACTAATTCTCATACTTATGAAGAATTCTTCAGTTGCCGACTGGATTTCGGTTCATTGACCTATGATGGAAATACTGTTTCTATTAATTCGATAGATGATAGTGTCGCTAATATCATAAAGGCTAACAAAGGAACGCAGTACGAATATTCGGTAGATGAGATAAAAGATGTATATCAGCTTTATTATGATTCTGTAAGTATGAATTATAGTCAACCGCATACATTAGGTGGTAATACTGTAGAAAATGATGCTTCTTTGCAATATATTGTAATTGACAAAGGAATATATGTAGAAGCTATAACATATTCGCTTCCCTTATATATTTCAGGTGGTGAACTTCCGTCACGGGATTCACCTCTTGAGTTTTATGATGCACCACAGGAATCGAAAGATGATCCAAATGTATTTGTTAAAGCCTTGTCCGACATTGATATAGTATTGAATTTTAGTTTTGAATACTATATCAGTTATAGTGATGCGTATACAACTAAAGCTGAAATTGTTCTAGGTGGGCGTTACGAAGATGGTCGTTTAGTCGAGTTGAAAAGATGGGGGTATAATAAGGGGGATGTTACTCCAAGTAATCTGAATGAATCCATCAAGATTCATCTGACTAAAGGGCAGGCTTTATTTTTTGATTTGAAGGTAACATTTAACAGAGTTAATGCTTCTACTGGCAATATTTATTTTCGTAATTTCAAATTTGAGACACGCTTTACTTCTCGAGCTAACCCTATCTATGTGGATGCAATAAGACCTATTGATGTGTTAAACCGATTGCTTAAAAGCATGAATGGTGGAAATGAAGGTATCTATGGTGAAATAGCTTCAGGTGTTGATGAAAGGTTAGATAATTGCGTGATATTAGCTGCTGAAAGTATTCGTGGAATCCCCCAAGCTAAGCTATATACTTCTTATACAAAGTTTAAAAACTGGATGGAAACAGTTTTTGGCTTTGTGCCTGTGATCAATGGTGTCACTGTTTTTTTTAAACACCGGGACAAATTGTTTAGTGATAACAATGTAAAGGATTTAAACAGCAGCTTTTCTAGTTTTGAGTATAAGGTTGATTCATCAAGAATATATTCTTTGGTTAGGGTAGGATATGATAAACAGGACTATGAAAGTATGAATGGTCGTGACGAATTCCGATTTACTACTGAATATACTACTGGCATTGATATAACTGATAATGTATTAGAGTTGATTAGCCCTTACCGTGCTGATGTTTATGGAATTGAATTCTTATCGCAAAAGAGAGGCCAAGATACAACGGATAGTGAAAGTGACAATGATGTGTTTTTTGTTTGTGCCAGTACTACATTACATGATAATGGCGGAGTACAAACATATAAAGAGTATAGGCTTATAAGGAGCGGTTGGGAAATAAGTGGTGTACTTGATCCTGAAACGATGTTTAATACCATGTATTGGCAAGGAGGCATATTGCAAGCAAATGCCGGCTATATTGGTATGTTCACTAAAAAACTATCTTATTCTTCTTCTGACGGTAATAGTGATGTTGTTGTCAATGGTATAGGAATGAAAGATGATTTTAACGTTGAAAGTGGTATTATAACTTGTGGAGATGTTTCATTCACAACTTATAATGAAGATATTCCACCAACAGATGATGAAACGATTAAAATCTTAAAAGATGATCTAGTTTACGAGGGCTACATCAAAGAGGTGAGTAGTACAGTTGAGAGAAACGAGGGAGTGAAGTATGATTTATTTGTCCGTTCAATAACAAAAGCCTAGAAATATGATTATAAGCCCGTTTACCCCACTGTTTTTTTCTCCGTCTACCGATAAATTTGGAGCGAAGAGTAAATATGTGCAATTATTCGCACGTACAGACAGGATTTTTGTTGAATTGATTTTGACAGCCAAAGAGCAGGAGCCTATAGTTTACATTAATAATCTTTTAAGTAATATATCTACACCTGTATCATTAAGCTCATGGAAGATGAATGATGATAAGATTCTTTATTTCTATAACATTTCATTGCTTCCATGTGGATACTATACTGTAACAGTTAATGGGAATACGAGTGAGATTTTTAAAGTTACGGACGATGAATGTGAGTTATCAGAAACCAGCCTTATTCAGTATTCAATGAAAGATAATAAGCAGCGTCTTGATGCTGTCTGGTGGATAGATGGGATGCAATACTTTTTTGATTTTCGCGTTCCTGGTGGTTTCAAAGATAACGGATGGACGTTCGGTGTGGATAATGAGCAGTTCGTGACCTCTGATGAGGATATTGTTGAGCTATTCAGCCACGAATATACAACAGTATTATTCACGCTTGGAAATGGGATGGGATGCCCTGTGTGGTTTGCTGAATTATTGAATCGTGTCTTATGCTGTAATTACGTCTACTTTGATGGTGTTCGATATACCAGAAAGGAAAGTAATGTTCCGGAACTTAACCAGCAAATAGAGGGATTGAAGAGTTTTGTGTTCAATCAAATGTTACAGAAGGTAAGAACGATGAATCCAGTTTTGGAATGGAATAACCAGCTTGCTATGAGGTGTGTACAAAGCGGTGCTTATAGGATAGCAGATGATGAAGGAATGCGTAGTATCAAGTATGGTTCAGAAAGTGGGGTTGCAGAGGTCGGAGCATATATCAATATGACTAAGGCTATTCCTAATACTGGAGTTTCTATTAATAGTGATACTATGGTTACTGTCAACAGTATTCATCACCCAGGTGTTGATAAAAATTCATATTGGGATTTGATTGCAATCAAGACGACTGACATAGATAACAAGTATATTGGTAGAAGAGGTTACGGTAAACTTACAGTTAATGGACTGGATAGACTAAAGAACGATTTGGACAACGGTTCGATAAATTTGCGTGCTGTACTATATAAAGGAGATTCGTATACTAACCTCATTGAAGGGAGTGTAATCAGTAGGGATGGTGTATGTGTCTTGAAAGGTATTAACGGTGGAGATATTGGTGCTCTGAAGGAGTTCCAACTTTATCTTGATAATGTCTATGATTGCGACATAGATAATCTTGGTATGACCATTGAGCTTGTATGGGTATATGAAAATGATTAAAAAAGAGAATTATGACAGAAACAGAAAAACAACAGATTATTAGCCTTGTGTTACAAGCGTTGAAGACAAACAGTCTTACAATAGAGCAACTGACTGATACAACAGAGCTATCCAAAGATATGTACGTTGAAGTTAGTGGCGGTCGGAAAATATCTATTGATTTACTTTCAAGTACCATTGCTAAAATGGTGAATGGTGATTTTGATGCATTAGTGGAGAATGTCAATAAGATTGCAAAAGATTTATCGGATGGAGACGCCGAGTTATTGAAACGTATAACAGGAGTGTCTGATAAATCCAATCCTTTGACTGACCCATTTAAAAGTATTGGCTCTTTTACTACTATTGGTAGCTTTAAAGATAAATTAAAAACAATGTATTCCGGGGATTCTTCTATTGGGAATTATCGGTGTATTTTGTCTGTTGATTCGTCTAAGATTCCTGTAAATATACAAATTGAACGGTTGGAGCTTAATAAGGTTTGTCAATCATTCACTTCGTGTATACAACTGGCTACCATGTCAGACAATGCCGAAGGTGTATATTTAGGTACAGTTTGTACAATCTCACGAATAGGTATTGTTTCCAATGAGAGTGTTACATGGGGCAAATGGACCTCTGTAATAAATGACTTTGAGGAAAGGATAGGAAAAGCGAACGGTATCGCTCCTTTGAACGAAGAAAGTAAAGTTCCTTCTGAATGTCTGCCTGAACCGTTGTCTCTTGGGGAAGGTGAAGAAGAAGCTTTCCCCGGCAACCGTGGAAAGTCTTTGGAAGATACAATGAAAAATATCCCTTCCGATATAATCAAACCGGGTTCTTTCTCCGTCCTGTCTGACGCTTCCTATCTCAATGTGTATTTTAAGAAAGTGTCCAAAACAACCGGTAAAGAAACGGATGACAGCTTCCGTCTGCCTTCTGCTACCCTTGAACAAGCCGGCCTTTTGTCCGCCGAGGATAAGCAAGCCCTTGAGGATATGAAGAGCGGCACGCCCGCTGACGATGTAACACACCCCATCGTCATTGTTGATGAGATCCGCCCATTGAAAGACGGCTACTATACCCTTGAAACCGCTATTGCCGCCATTGTCTCCTATCAACAGGAATCTGGCGTCAAATATGAGCGAACGGGTCTCATCATTACTTACAAAACAGGCGAGTATGAAATGGAAACCCGGCAGTTCCAGGGTGCTGTGTCCGATTTTGCGACCCCTTCTCTTTGGAAACCCTTCGGGAATGGTGGTGGCGGTTCCGTTTTTGAAACTTCCGATGAACCGGCGGAAGGGGGAAAGGACGCCTTTTCAACTGGTGGCGCCTATGCCTATGTTCCGGCCAACCTCGACGTAAACGTGGAAACAGAAGGTATTGTAAAACTTCAGATGAAGAACGCTGCCGGTGAAACCCTTGGCGATGAAGTGCAGTTCGCTATCGGCACGGGTGGCGGCGGTCAGACTGGTGGTACCATTGTTGCCATTGCTTTCCAGTCGACACCTGTCTATGGCTCTTACGGCTCCACGTTACGAACCTTTGCTGCCATTCGTTCTGTGACCTCGAACGGTGTCGAATCCTCTGACAACCTGATTGAGAAATTGGAACTCGTAGACCGTGAAAGCGGGCTTACCGTCTGGACTGAAACCGTCAACAAAGCATCTTCCGGTGACATGAAGGACTTCTCCTTTGAACTGGACTTCACCACATACTTTACGGCTGCCGGTACTCGGAAATTCAAGCTGATAGCCACTGACGAAAGCGGCAACACCGGTTCCAAGAATGTCAATGTAACAGCTGTTGATATTACCTGTACCTGTGTGCAGGTGCTCAACTATACCCCTGAAACTCTGCTTACTCCGACAACTGAAAGTTTCAGCCTTCCACTCTATAAGTTCGGAAACAACACCTCTGATAAAGGTATCAGTGCCCAGGTTGACATCAAGATTAATGGTGAATGGCAATCCCTGTCTACCACCGTTGTAAATGACAACTACTCGCACTCCGTTGTAATCCGCCCTGCTTCCCTCGGCCTAGAACACGGTACCTATCCCTTGCGCATCCAAGGAACGGATGTCGCATCCGGAGTGAAAGGAAATGTCATCTACACGGCTGTCATGGTAATTGACCCGAATAGTTCCACACCTCTTGTTGCCTTGAGATACGATGATAAAAACGGTGGAGTAGTCCGACTGTACGAAACCGTAGAACTTGATGTTGCCTGTTATGACCCGTTGGAAATGACTTCACCCGTCAGCGTGAAAGCCAATAACGTGCAGGTAACACAAATTGCTGCCAGTCGTAACAAAACCTATCAGGTCAAACAACAACTGCAGGGCTACAAGGCTGACGGCACCGATACGGTCAACTATACTGCCGTATGCAAGGACGTGACTAGCGAACCTGTCCGGGTGACAGTTAGCGGTTCCGCCATTGATGCCGCCATAAAAGAAGGCGCCATCTATAACTTTGACTTCTCATCCCGTACCAATCAGGAAACTGACCATAGCATTGTCAGCGGTAATTATGAAATGAAAGTGGACGGTGCCAACTGGACTACCAACGGTTTTGGCACATTCTTGGGTGAGAACTGCCTTCGCGTAGCCGAGAATGTGGGCGTGTCATTAAACCATGCCCCGTTTGCCGGCTCGTCCATCGAATCCAACGGTGCCGCCATCCAGTTCGCTTTCGCTTCCAAGAACGTGACCGATGATGATGCCCTGCTCCTTAGCTGCTATGACGAAACGTCCGGTGCCGGCTTCTATGTCACCGGCCGGGTGGTCGGCATCTTCTGTAACAATGGTGTCGCCCGTCGTGAAGAACGCGCCTACCGGCAGGGTGAAAAGATAACCGTAGCCGTAGTTGTTGAACCTGCAAGCAACTACGTCGAACGTGACGGCACACGATATTCCATGATGAAACTCTTCCTCAACGGTGAGGAAGTCGCCTGTCTTGGTTATGTTCCGGGCGGCGGCTCCCTGATTCAAACCAAGTATATAACGATGGACGGCAAACTGGGTGATTTGTATCTTTATTACATGATGGCCTGGAACTCCTATATGGAATGGGCACAGGCGTTCAAGAACTACCTTGTCCGTCTGACCGATACAGAGGTAATGGTGAAGGAATACGCCTTTGAGGACGTCCTTAAAAGCCAGACAGCCGAGGGTAGTACCCAAAGCCGCCCGTCAGCTGCCGAAATCTATTCACGCGGTATGCCTTACATTGTCGAATGCCCCTATGAAGGCTCCGATATAGAAGCACTGGACGGCACCACTTCCACCAGTACGAAGATATACATCACGCTCTATTACTTTGACCCCGAACGCCCGTGGCGTAATTTCAAGGCCGTGAGTGTCCAAACCCGCAACCAGGGAACCACCTCTGCCAAACGCCCGGTAAAGAATAAACGCTACTACCTCGCCAAGAGTAAAGGCAAAAACAAGGACACTCGAATCATACTACTTAATCCGGACGATACGACGGAGGAAGGACGCCGTGCAATAGCCTTGGCTGCCATCAACAAAGTACAGGTCGGTGATAATACAATCCCGGTCGATGTCATTACCGTAAAAGTCGATTACTCCGATTCCGGCAATGCGAACGACTGCGGCGCCTGTGAAATGATGAACGTTACATACCGTGCCTTGGGTGGTAACTATATGACACCTGTCCAACGTGCATTTGACGGAACATTTGACAGCGGTGACTTGCATATCGAAGGCTTGCAGATGAACCACTCCACCGCCAATCACCCGGTAGCCACCTATCGGTGTAAGGATGACAGCCTGCAAAACGTCTATTTCCATGCCAAAGGCAACTGGAAAGAAGACAAAGGGGAACAGTTCGCCCTCGGTTTCAAAGATACCCCCGGCTATAATAAAGGTTGCCTGAATTATGGTGACTTCATAGAGTTCTTCGGTACTCCTGACGAAACTTTAGACGCAATTGAGATACGCTTCAAACAGACTGACGGACTCGATACGGACAGCGTGTACCTGCTTTCCCTATATTGCGGTAGTTCGTACCGAATAATGAGGTATCAGGACGGCTCATGGAAAAAGCAGTCCGGTTCCATGAAGTATGAAAACGGCAAATGGAATGTCACCGGTGATGTCCTTAATCCCGTTGAAGGCTTCGAACTTCTTAATTACCAAGGTATGGACTGGTTTCAGGGCGTCGGTTCTGTTCAGGATATGATGGCCATGAAAACGGACAAGTCCTCATGGGTTCAAAAACTCGTGGATAACGGAACTATCTCTGCTGATACCTTCCCGGCATGGACTTACTACTTTGAATCGCTTGTCGATGATGACCAGCTCGCCATTGATTACGCTTTGGGTAAGAAAGTGCCCTATAACCTCTACCGATGGTTGCGCTTCTGTGATTCCTGCGATTACTCCAAAGGCGGGAACTGGCAAAGAACATGGAAGGAAAACCTGTATAAATACGCCTGCCCGGAAAGTGTCTTGAGTTATGACATCTTCACCGACTACCTTGCCGCCACTGACCAACGCGCCAAGAATATGCAGCCGATGTGGTTCTTGGAAGAGTATGCTTCCGTAACAGACGGTGTGTACAGCTCCGAGGATGCCATGCGCATGTACCTGAATAAAATCTATGACTGCGATACGCTCAATAGCAAGGACAACGACGGTGGTTGCACGGTTGACGCCGAGGTGGACCCCAACCGGACGAGCGATGAAACATTCACTAACCCTTATGCCGGCTACGGCTCCGTCCTGTTTAATAACATCTATCTCCAGCAAACAGTGTGGATTGACTCATCCGGTACGGAACTGTCCCTACGTACTGTTGCCGCCGCCATGCGTAACGTTCAGGCGACCATTGACGGCGTCACTCTGCATCCGTTCTCACCCGAAGGAGCTACGCATTTCTTCATTGACAAACGGCTCAAAAAATGGCAGAAACTGGTTAGTTCTTACGATGGTGAACGGAAATACATCTCCTATACAGCCACTTCTGACGCTATCTACTTTTATGCCCTGCAAGGTCTTGGACTTACTGCCCTTCCGTCCTTCATTGAAAGACGTTGGCGTATTCGTGACGGTTATTTCCAAACCGGTGATTTCTTCAGCGGTGTAATTTCTGGGCGCGTATCTTCCAAACCAAACGCCACCATCCGGATTGTCGCTGCTAAAAACGGTTACTTCGGTGTCGGCAATGACGCTAGCGGCAACCTTTCCGAAAGCTGCTTCCTTGAAGCGGGCGAAGAATATGTATTCACCAACTTCTCACATGAGGAAGGTGCCTTGCTGTATATCTATCAGGCTGACCGCATGAAGTTGCTCGACCTGTCTGAAATCTCCCTGTCAAGTACGGTGAGCTTCTCCGCCATGCAACTTGTGGAAACCCTTATCTTGGGCTCTGACACCCATACAGAACAATCCATCGGTTCTTACGCACCGCTTACCTCGCTGAACTGCGGCGAAATGCCCTTCCTCGTATCACTCGATATCCGGAACACACAAATCGCTACGCTCGTTACCGACAAATGCCCACGTATCGCCCATATCAATGCGTCCGGTAGCAAACTGGAGAACATCACTCTTGCAGAGACTTCTCCGATTAATGACATCTCTCTTCCACCAACAATGACAAGCCTCCGTTTTGTCGGTCTTCCTGAACTGACCTATACAGGTCTTTCCGCCCCGTCCGGCCTGCAAATAGAATCCATGCCGAACGTCCAACGCCTGCGTCTTGAAACGTCGCCTAAACTTGACGCCATTCAGATGCTCCGTGACGTCCTCGCTTCACAAACGACATCCCGTAAACTTTCCATGCTCCGTATCTCGAACATGACCCTGAAGGCTGACGGCTCCGAGCTTCTTGCCATTCTCGAATATGGAGTTGCCGGAATGGATGAGGACGGCAACAGACAGGATAAACCGGTAGTCAACGGCACGTATGAACTGACAGTTATCCGTGAAACGGATGAAATCGAATCCCTTGAATCCGGTATCGACGGCCTTGTCATCCTTACCGTCATAGATGCCTACATCGACCTGATCAACTGGTTCAATAATGAGTCTTATGGCGGGGAACCGTACTACGATAACGTAACGCTGGACAACATCAATGAAGTCCTTGAATATTATAACGGCGAAACCTACGAAGAATATCTCGAACGGTTTGCTGAAGACAATATGGATATTAATGATTTAATAAACAAGTAACTATGACTAATGAACAAAGCGCCACGCTGCTTCGCTTGAACAAACAGGCACAAGTAGCAGCACTGAACGCCGTTGGATTCTCGGATATCACCGAGAATTCCCGCGCATCTGAATTTGGACAACGTATCAAGTGGGCTGCCGGCCTGCTTGATTTGAATCTTGCCTGTAACCGCATCTCGGATAACTCCAAATGGTATTTCACCCGTGAGGAATGGGATTCCCTCACGGTTACCAACAAACAGTTGTTTATCAAACGCGGTCTTCGTATCCGGGCACATGGACACTCCTTCGTAATTTCCGCCCAGGAGTGCTATAATGCCGACATGACTACCACCTTCTACTGGGGCGGTCAGGGCAAAGCCATAGATGGCCTGAATCAAAAAGGACTGGGCGCCATGTATGGCTGCTTCACGGGTGAGGAAGATACTGACCTCATTATCGCAACTCTGAAAGACCAAAATAATAGTGGTGTGATCGGTGCGCCAGCTGCCGAAGCCGCCCGTGCATACCGTGCCTACACTTTGGAAAGTGACGGTATCGAGGATGAATCCAACTGGTTCCTTCCTTCATCTGGCCAAATGCTTCTGATGTACCGCTACCGCGATAAAATCAATGAGATGATGCGTACCTTTTGGAGTAGTGACAGTATGCTGATGACTGATAAATACTACTGGTCATCAACAATTTGGGATACTAACTCCGCCTGGGCGTTCGAACTGAATACCGGGCGTATTACGAATCAAAACAAAAATTCAGCCCTTCTTCATGTGAGAGCTGTTGCTTCCGAATAGTATTAACTTAATATTATACAATAAAATGGATAAAAATATCGCCAACGCCATGCTTCTGCGCTTGAATAAACAAGACCAGATAGAAGCCTTAAAATCAATAGGTTTTACAACCGTGAATGAAAACACCCCCGCAAGCGACATCGCCAAATATATGCAATGGTCAGGTACGCTTCTTGACCTTTCTTTGGCTACGCTCCGGATTGAAGACGGTGAACAAGTCTTTTTCACGGCTTCCGAATGGAACTCCATGAGCGCGAATAATCGCTCCAAGTATATCCGTATCGGCATCCGACTTCGCGCCGAATGCCACCAGTTCATTATCGCCAAAAGCGACTGCGTTGACGCAGGCGGCAATAAAACGTTCAAATGGGGTGGCTACGGAACTGACCTACGCGGCCTGAAAAACTACGGCAGTGGTAACCAAGGACTCTATGATACCTTCGACGGCAAGGAAAATACCGATGTTATAATAGAAACCCTTGCAGGCGTCAAGGACACCCAGGGAACTGTCGGCGCCCCTGCCGCCGAAGTTGCCAGAGCCTATAAAGCCTGTACGCTTGAATCTGACGGAATTGAAGATACAACCGTGTGGAACCTGCCCGCATTGGGTGAACTTATGCTTATGGCCAAGTATAAAACCGAAATCAATGAGCTCATAACTTCTATGTTTGGCAATCAAAATATATTTACAAATGACTGGTATTGGTCTAGTACCGAATATGACGCTTCCAGCAGTTGGAACGTGTACTTCAGCGGCGGCAGCGTCAACACGAACTACCGCCAGAGCGCGGGCCGGGTTCGTCCCCTCGCCGCAATAAACGCTTTATCCCTTTAATTCTTTATCCCTTAAAGGGTTAGCTAAATAAAAGCCCCGGCAGGGGCTTTTTAGCTTCACTTTTTTGAGCTAAAATTGTGTTAATTGCTTTACAGTTATTAACTTTGCCCCCTCTAATACATACATTAAAATATTAAAAAATTAACATGGCACTTACACAAGACCTTCCTATATCAAATTCGATGTATAAGCTTCTGAACCTTATCATTGATGCCCGGCAACAATTCCCCAAGGCGTTCCGGTATGAATTTGGTACGGAGTTGATGATGCTTGCCGTTCATTGTTGCGAATATATCCGTTATGCAAATACAGATATGAACCTTGAGCATCGTGCAGATTATCTGATGAAGTTTTTGTGTGAGTTTGATGCATTGAAATTACTGCTAAGAGTGTGTGAAGAACGACATTTGACCAGCCTGACTCAAACTGCCGAAATCTGTCTGCTTGCAGAGAGCATCGGTAAGCAAAGTACCGGTTGGTACAAAAAAACGGTTGCAGATCTCCAACGGCAAAAAGCTAACGGATCGCAACAAGTCGCAAAGCCGGAGTCATAATCGCCAAGGGGATTATGAGTGAGCAATTAGAATTATTTATTGGGCATCCCCCCGGTGATGAGCCGGGAAAGACTAAGATAGCGGATGCAACGGCTTCCAGCAGTTGGAACGTGAACTTCAACAACGGCAACGTCAACACGAACAACCGCCAGAACGCGAACCGGGTTCGTCCCCTCGCCGCAACAGGTAATATAATCTATGACATACTTCTTAGCAGTATTTTCGAAGCATCCGAAGATTGTGCCAGACAGAAAAGAACGAGTACGGATTGTGTTGAGTTTTATAATGATTATCAGTCTGCATTGGTGCGGCTATGGTATTCTATTATTTACGGTGAATATGTACCGGACTTTTCAAAAGTATTCATACGGACTTACCCGGTATATCGGGAGGTTTTTGCCGCCGCTTTCATTGATCGTGTTGTCCATCACTGGATCGCTCTTCGTATCGAGCCGATTTTAGAGGAACGTTTTCGGGAACAAGGGAACGTCTCGAAGAACTGCCGGAAAGGTGAGGGATGTCTGTCTGCCGTGCACTATCTGAATAACATGATAGTCGAGGTCAGTGAGAATTATACTGCCGATGCGTACATTTTCAAAGATGACCTGTTCAGTTTCTTCATGTCTATCTCGAAATCGTTGGTATGGGAAATGCTGAACATATTCGTAAGGGACAATTATAAAGGCGATGATATTGAATGTCTGCTTTACCTTCTAGCCGTTACTATCTTTCATTGTCCACAAAATAAGTGTATCAGACGCTCTCCCGTCTCCATGTGGGACAAACTTCCCAGTAATAAAAGTCTGTTTCATAATGACCCTGACAGGGGAGTGGCTATCGGGAACCTGCCGTCGCAACTCATAGCCAACTTTCTGGCGTCTGTATATGATTATTTCGTGATGGAAATACTGGGATTCATATATTATGTACGCTTTGTTGATGACTTTTGTATCGTAGTGAAATCACCGGAAGAAATATTGTCCAAAGTCCATCTTCTTGATGGTTTCCTGAAAGAACAACTCCTTTTACGGTTGCATCCACGCAAACTGTATCTTCAGCATTATAAAAAAGGAGTCTTGTTTGTAGGGGCGTTCATTTTGCCTGGTAGAATTTATGTATCTAACAGGGTGGTTGGTAACACATATAACGCTGTCAGGAAATTTAATAGAATAGCTGAAAATGGATTTGCAGAAGCGTATGTTGAGAAGTTTGTGAGTACGATGAACTCTTATTATGGCCTGATGAAACACTTTGCAACGTACAATATCCGCCGTAAAATTGCAGCGATGTTGCTTCCTGAATGGTGGGAATATGTTTATATCGAAGGACATTTTGAAAAGTTTGTATTGAAGAATAAATATAACCATAGAAAACAACTAATTAAACATATCAAAAAACATGGATCAAAAAAATATCTTACCGCGTGGGATTGCTAAGCCTATCGAGCAACAGCCGGACGGAACTTGGATTGTACGTCATCACTTCCGGGTGGTTGGTACCAGTGAGAATGGTGAAGAACTGGTAACTTTTGCCAGTTCGGAATATCCCGAGAAACCTACCTTGCAACAGATTCAAAGAAGTATTGACCGTTATCGGGTGTGTCTAACAATGTATGGAGATACAATTTCAGACGAAATAGAAAAGGTTGATCTTTCCGTGTATATGTTTACGGATTAATAGTTCAATCTGTTGGTTGTTTAGGGGTGCTTATCAAGCATCCCTTTTTTATTTATGGAAAAAGTGAAAATTATAATGTCTTGTTTTATAGATATTTATCATAGAATTGATTTCCAAGATTTTCCATTTTTGTAAAACTCGTTATTATACTCAATACATTTGTTCCATACAGAATATTTTATTAATAATTAAACGCTATGAGTATGGGTATAAAAGTATTGTATGATTGGCTTTTGCAATCTAACCGACCGGCACACGTCAAAGCCGGGATGTTCGTCTTTGTTGTAATGCTTGTTTTCTGTTTCCTTCTATTAGGCATTGATTTCTGTAAATCTGCTATTGTTTCTTTAACGACAACCGCCATTGCCGCAATAGTGGTTGAGTACATTCAGAAAAAGTGCGGGTTCATCTTTGATTGGCTTGACGCATTAGCTACTGTTTTGCTTCCTGGGCTGATTACTGTGTTTTCAATATTGGTAGTAACTTTATGATTAATATTATGAGATGGTTATATGAGTTATTTAATGTAGACCAGATACGAATTATTTTCGTTTCGATGTTCAGTTCTCTTCTTGCTTATTTAACGCCGACTAAAGGTTTTCTTATAGCATTAGTTGTAATGTTTGGATTTAATATTTGGTGCGGAATGAGGGCTGATGGTGTTTCAATTATACGTTGTAAAAACTTTAAGTGGGATAAGTTTAAAAATGCCTTGGTCGAACTTCTCCTCTATCTTATAATCATTGAAGTAGTCTTCTCCTTTATGAGCTTGATAGGAGATGGTGAGAACTCATTGTTAGTTATTAAGACTATTACGTATGTATTTTCTTATGTATATCTTCAGAACGCATTTAAGAATCTGATTATTGCTTATCCTAGAAACAAAGGGTTTCGTATAATTTACCATGTAATACGTTTTGAATTTAAGCGGGCTACGCCTACACATGTACAAGGAATTATTGATAGAATCGAAAACGAACTAGATAAAGAGGAAAGATATGAAAATATTGATTGATAACGGTCACGGTAGTAATACTCCGGGTAAGTGTTCTCCAGATGGCAGGTTAAGGGAATACTCCTATACCCGTGAAATTGCTGGGCGTGTAGTATTTGAATTGCGTAAATTAGGTATTGATGCGGAACTGGTCGTGAAAGAGGAAATAGATGTTCCTTTGTCAGAACGTTGTAGGCGAGTGAATGAATATAAAACTTCTGAAGCAATTCTTATTTCTATCCATTGCAATGCAGCCGGTAATGGTTCAAATTGGATGCAAGCACGTGGTTGGGAAGCATGGACCAGTGTGGGACAGACAAAAGCCGATAAGCTGGCTGACTGTCTGTATGCTACTGCTGAAGAATGTTTGTTTGGAATGAAAATACGGAAGGATATGGCAGACGGTGATCCAGATAAGGAGAGTAGTTTTTATATCTTGAAACATACGAACTGTCCGGCTGTTCTGACGGAGAATCTGTTTCAGGATAACAAAGAAGATGTGGATTTCCTGCTGTCAGAGGAGGGGAAACGGACTATTGTTTCTCTTCATGTGAAAGGCATTTGTAAATATCTAGGCATATGAAGTCTCTTCCGTGGATATTAGTCTGTCTATTGTTTGGCGTGATCGTGTGGATGCGTTGTCATCTGCACGATCTGTCAACTGTGTACATTAAGGGAGATACTGTACATGTCCGGGACACAGTAAGAGACACAATACCCAAACCGGCAAAGAGAACTCCAAAGCGTATCGATACGGTATATTTACCTATCTTGATAGATACTACGACTGACAGAACCGTAGAAGGTGATTCAATTCCGGTACTTGTACCTATTGTAAGCAAGGAATATAAAACTGATAATTACCGGGCCATAGTTAGTGGATATAAGCCTAGTCTTGATTTTATGGAGGTGTACAGAGACAAGGAAATTATTACTCTTTCACCTTTACAGAAGAAAAAACGTTGGGGATTAGGCTTACAGACAGGATATAGTTATCCGGGCGGTTGGTATGTTGGGGTGGGAATAAGCTGTAATTTGATTATGTGGTAATGAAAAAGGAAATACAATACACTAGTATTCGTAGATTACTTCTCCATTATTTTTTTTACTGCTAAATTCTTTTTGGA